AGTGACTGCGACGAACGGAGGGAAAGTAAAAGGTATTATAAAGTTACTAGCTCCATCGTATATAGTCCTAGCAACTGTGATGTTTGACTTTCCCCATTGGATAGTGAATCCATTGGCATACTTCACGAAACCGCTTTCTCCAAAGCGTTGCGCCACTATTCCACCTTCGCCTAGCTTGTTTTTTATATCTTTCAGAGTAGCGACTGGATTTTCTTGCCAGTCAGTCGCCCCAAGGATTTTGGCGATTGCATCTGTAATTGCTGGATGGGCCGAAACATCAGTATTATGAGTGGATAATTGATTTTTTAAATTCTGAAGTAACCCACCGTGTGCATTTGCATCATCATTATGTTGTTTAACTGCTTCTGTTAACTGTTCATGCGTTACTAATGCCCCCATGTTAACAGTTAGCGATACATTCCCCGTATTACTAAATACCATTCCAATTGTTAATTCTTGAGATACAACTACCGATCCACCTTCTGCCGGCATTCTGTCCGGTTCAGGGTCTGTAAGGTATGCATACAATACTTCGCCTTTATCAGGATCTTGTGCAAATAGTCCAATTTCAGACATTCGGAAAGCTTCATGTATGCCAGTATTAGTTATAAAGGTATCTACGCTTACGATTTTACCTTCTTGTTTAACTACGAAATTAGTAGTCTCCCATTTAGAGGAGATTACATCAGTTAATGACAATGGATTCGTTGCATTAACACCACTACCGACTTTGATTTTCGTAAATGTCAGTTTTGTTTTGCCAGCATTTACCTTTGCTTGCAAATCTGCACCGACATCAGTCATAGTTGCATTTGACCATTCTGCCATATATTCCTCCTATCTAACGCTATTATCTAGCGCTACATTAATCTTCGTTTTCTTCGATTCAACAGTGTAAGACGTTACATGAGTATTCAAATTAATACGCCATGCATTCGTGAAATCACACTTGATATTCACCTTTTTAGATACACCACACCACCCGGCGAAATACTTATTGAAGTTAATTCGTCGAATGAATTCAATACCATCTAACCAGGACCGTACATTCTTGGCTGTATTAATAGCACGTACAAGCTTAGCAATGTCCGATTCACCAGTTAATGGTGCCGTAATGAGCGTAACCTTGAAATAATAAGGCTTACCACCATACTCAAACCACTCTGCAATTTTCGAATCAGAATATACAGTTTGTACAGCCTTTTCGACTGCGTATGGTGTACCTTTATGGCGGTGAATATCAATTGAATTCTTCACCAATTCACGCTTAGTTGCTATTGGTAATCCACTATCGTAATCATCTACATGTAATTGATACGCTAAATGATCAATGACACTCTCTGATTCAGTATCGATAGATGACCACAATAACAGCGTATTCGTATTCATTAATTCGGCTAGCGTATCGTCCCACGTTTTAGCAATGGCTTTAATTGGCTCCCTATCGATTGAGGAGGGAAGATGTTCTGCGCTTGTATACTTACTATCACGTATCATTCTTCCTCGCTTCCTGCGAACACTACGGCGATTGTATTGGCTACTGCCACGCCACTTTGTTCTGCAATTGGAGTAAATACAGGCGCCGTTACTTCAACGCGTTTAATGCCAGATACATCCATGAGCATTTGCACTAATCGACTAGGCACTACATCACGGCCTAATTTAGATTTCTGCCATATTACATAATCATTGACCGCTTTATCTGCCTTCGCTTTTACCACCGTTGCATCAGCGCCCTTTTCGATATAGTACTTGGCGTCAATGTTATATTGCGTAGGAGTAGGTGCCAATACAGTCAACTTATCCGTTAAAGGCCTACGTTTCTTATCAGACAAATAGTTCGTAATAGTCTTGAGTAATTCTTCCCCTGGAATACCACCTCCAGATAGTAATGGATAGATGTTAACTTCCCCAGGATGTGGAGAGGATACACCTACATCGGCCACAAGGTGTGATGCAGATTTTGTGAAATACTCATAGGCACCTTCAGGCCCTGCCACAGAGAATGATTCAGGAGCCTCATGAATACGTTCGCGATAGGCTTCGTCATCTTCCGTATCAGAACCACCTTCAGATAATGTAGTATTGCTCATCGTATCCACATACGCTATAGGGTCAATAATTGTACTTATCTCACCTGGCTTAAATCCATTACCTTGTGCGCCTGTGCGTTGTGCTTCTGCTTTTACGGATCCATTGAGTTGACCTGGTAGAATTACCAAGTCCTCAACAGTAGCAAAATATTCACCATCTTCTGTAGATATCCTTGTACCCTTTGGAATAATGACAGAGTTCGTACGCACTGCTGACAATGTTGCTTGGATAGTTGTAGTCGCTTTTGTTGCCTGTAACCGCTCAACGGCAGCAGGCACCGCTCCAACATGGTCCAAGTTATCACCTTCTGCATAGGCTAATAGATTTTGTTTAGCTGCATAATTTGCATCGTTCAATAATCGGATAATAATTTCCGAAATTACATTTAAAAATAAAGTAACAGGGTCGCCTTCTCCCAAGGTTCGCCCTGTTATTGTTGTGTAAATATCAAATACCTTCTGTTGAACGTGTTCTTTATCTGTGTTAAAGAACTCAACATTAGGTAAATCAGATAATCTCATACAGTCACCATCACTTTCGGAATCAACTCACCATTTTGTGTGGCAGTAAAGGATATATCACTAATTTTGGCACGTGGTTCGTACCGTTTAATTTGTTGGAATATGTCATTAGATAGATGCGCTTGTGCTTGATGGATAGGCATATCAATAATGCGACCATCAATACCAAACTCCCTATCTAGTGGCACACTACCACGAACAGTAGAAATAATCGTTTGCACATTTTGCAAAATCTCAGCGACTTCACTTTCAGGTGCTAGCGATATCCTATTGTCCGTAACTGGTTTAATTTCATACGTTGCTGACATGGCTAGAACCTCCGCAGTATCGTATTAACTTTGTTGAACTTCTGACCATATTGGTTAAGCATGGACTTTTCTTCTACTGTGTTCTTGTCTGGATATTCCTCAAGAGTTAGTGATACTTCAATAGATTGAGTCTTGCCATAAGCATCTGTGAATAAGCTATCTTCGCTCATAGACATAATTACAAAGTAGTTTTGACTAACAGGTTTACCGCCAATAATAAACGGCAATACAGCCCCTGTATCGCGATATTTTCGTAACTTCTTAACAGTACTATCCGGAGATTGTCCAAGCGCGGAGGAAATAAGAATCTTACATGTAATTTGTTCCACGTCAGGCCCACTGAATTGTTTAACCGGTTTTTCTAGCATTAAATTATGCTTTTCCCATCTAGCACTACCTGAACGCGTTACATCTGATACAGTAAGAACATTATCTAATGCGGTATAGAATACTATATCCGCTAAATAACCGATATACATCTATACCTCCTATACTGGTCCTGATGTTGTAGAGCCGCCAGACTCTACACCACCATGTACGTGATGGACTAATGAAATACCATTGACCACCACATCACCACTACTTGAATTAATTGACAGCGTACCACCAACATTAAGGGTCATATCACCAGGAACAGTGAGCACACGTTTCCCATTATCAGCACCGTCTGGAGTTGGATCCGCACTACTAAAGAATGTACCAATGATAAATCCATCGGAAAAACCACGTCCGGACCGATTAGGTAGCATAATGCATAATACTTGGTCATCTATGGCCGGCATCCAATAGTCCTTATCATGTGCTGCACCTCGATTAATGACAGATAATGGCGCCGTTACAACGCCTTCTCTATCTAGGCGTGTAACAACGGCTTTACCTTCTTCAGGAATTGTACTTGAAACATTTCCAATAAATATCATATCCGCTAATGCAGATAATATATCAGTAGCCATTTAAACACCTCCTTACATCAATAGACGTTGAATAATTTGCCCCTAATGTATGTGTTGCTTTCGTAATTAAATAATTACCATCAAATACACCAAATCCTTCAAGCTTAACTGTAACCGATGCCATAATAAGAGGGTTCCCAGGGAAACTAAAAGACATTGTATCGGCTTCCTTGTTCGCTTCTCTAAGTTTCTTCTTAGCCAATCGTTTCGCCTCAGCTTTATCTTTTACCTGCTCATTGACCTCTAATACAGCAAGGTACGTATGCCCCTTACGGTCAGGATCTTCAAACGTATCCTCAATCACAGTTTTCTTATCTTTATTGGTATATTTCACATGACATGCTCGATATACCTCACGAGTTTTACTTTTATATGAATAAGATATGGCCCTAGTAATAATCAAAGGCGGTTGTTCGCCATCTTTAGTCTGTACAGGTTGATATTGGCCACCAGGTCTACGAATTATGACTTTAGGCTTCACGTTTTCGTACTTGTAATCATCGAATATAATCAACTGCTCAGTGGATACTTTAAGAGAAAACCCCGCATCATTGCATAGTTTCTGCAAGAATGCGAGGTCTGATTCAGCACTTTGTGATGCATCTTTTAACGGTGGGTCAAAGTCCGCATCCCATACTAGCTTTAACTTATTATCTTTTGCTTTCTCAGTAGCAATCGCTTTAAGCGTTGTAGCTTTCCACGATTTATCTTTCTTTTTCTCCCGTAAGTCAGTACTACCGATAATAGCAACACCTTTGATTTTGACTACATCCGGAAGGCTACTGCCCTCGAATTCGTCAATTTCAAATTTGCCGATTGGTAACGTAAATTGTTCATCCCCTAATTTCTCCCACGCTACGGTATTAATAGCCACTTCTAATAATGATCCTTTCACAGGATACCAATCGCCGACCCATAGACGGCCCCTATCTTCTAATGAAATAGCCACGTCATCTACAGTCCCTGAAAGGTTATCTGTGAAAGTTACATCAAGAAGGTACTTACTAATATCGTCTGTGATGTCCTTTGACTCCTTACTCCCCCAATGTTGGTACCCAATCGTACACCATGCCCGCCGTGCTAACTTCGTTTGTGGTGTTAAATCTTTCTTCCATTTCTGGACCTTAGCTAGGCTCTTTTGTAAGCTCATGTACTATCGCCTCCATGGTGGTAAAAATTCAGGTAAAGAATCAGCAGGAACATCTGGGCATGTTAACACAACACCAGCGGAAAATATCGCCGTATTACGGTGCTTTTGATTGGCTTCTAATAATAGATTGATGTATCGTTCATTACCGTACACCTTATAGGCAATTAAATCCCACATATCCCCTTGTATTGTTGTATAGTTAGTCATAACTCAACCTCCGTTGTCCGGCGGTATAGCTACGCATCATTTGTTCAAATTCACGCATTTTAGCGTCTAATGCTGACATAATATCATCTGTTGAAGAACCATTACCCGCGTTAATAACTGGTGCAAAAGTAATTTGCACAGGTGTACCACTATTACTAGATGAGGATGTCACAGGCACACTAGGTGCTAATGATACTGTAGGTACTACAGCAGATTGCGCACCACTCACACCTAACATCCGTCCGGCCGTTTGCCATAGATTCATCGCATTAGCACTACCATCAATAGGAACAATTACTTCGGGATATCCAGCTTCACCAATCAATGCAACTTCCGGAGATGTAATAACACCACCATTAGCATATGCATTACCGCCTGCAGCTTGAACACCTACAGTAAAACCGCCACTAAATTGAGCTTTGATACTATCCCATGCACCAGCGATTGCATTAGATACAGCACTAGGAATTTGTTTAATCCAATCTAATACCGCATTATATGCATCACTTGCCCATTGTCCTGCGGCAGCTACGAATCCTGCTCCCGCATCAGCACATGCACTCGGTAGATTCATGATGAAATTAATAACATCATTTACCAAGCTACTAATCCATGATGTGGCTGTAGCATATGCCTCAGAGGCAAACGAAATAACCGCCGCTACGAATTCAGCGCCCAAAGTGATCATATACATAGGCAAGTTAATTAGGAAGTTATAAATACCATCAACCATAGCACTAAATGTAGTGACTGCGAAGTTATAACACTCAGTAGCGAATGATACAACGGCAGATATAACAGCCGTACCAACTTGTACCGCAATCTCTGGCAATCGTAAAATAATGCCTATAATGAACCCTACGGCCATACCAATATATGTTGGTAAGTTTAACCATAGGTTTACGTAAGCAATTATTGCCGCTTTCAATGCATTGAATACGCTAAGGCCTAATGATAAGAACCCATTAATTACAGCCATAATACCGGATATAATGGCGCTCCATGCCGAACTTAAAGCAGAACACACGCTATCCCATATTGAACTCAATCCAGAACATACACTATCCCAAACAGATGTTAATGTGGCACAGATAGTATCCCAATTGGTTACTAGTAGGTATATCACTGCAATAATCGCCATAATAGCAATTACCCATGGTCCACCTATTAGTGCACCCGCTGCTTTAAACGCACCCATTGCCGTTTCTACACCTTTAAATGCCGTTGTAATTGTAGTAATACCTGATGCCAACTTAGTAGCCGTACCATACAGTAAGGCCAATTTCAATCCGTTAGTGACTACAGCGGCAATAGCTTCCTTATTATCCTTCATGAACGTTACAACAGTCTGTAATACCGGTATCAGTGCCGGTAATATTTGCTGAGCAATAGGGATAAAGGCCTGTGCCAAACCTAATGCAACTTGCGTAGCTTCTGCTTTCAAGATATTCATTTGTAACCATATTTCATGGAGTGATTTAGGATCTATGCCAACACCTTTAATTTGTGACGCAGCTGCTTGTGCATCGGCGTAATTTTCGAATACTTTAGTAAGCTCCATGCCTTTAGCACCTAATGTTTCAAGCATGAATTCTTGGCCACGCCCTTGTGCTACTGCATTTTGGTATCCTTTAGCCATTGCATCCAACTGTTGATTCATAGGCAATAACTTGCCATTAGCATCGGTTAAGGATACACCAAATTGACTGAGGTATCCTTGCAATGCTTCCGCACTTTTACCGCCACCGGCTAAAGTCTTATCCATTTTAGCGAATGACTTAGCCGCCGCTTCTACATCGACACCACTTAACGTCATAATCTTCTTAAATTGCGATGTTTCAGCAGTTGTCATATGTAGTTTATTGGACAATTGATAGAGTGCTTCACCGGCATTAACTACATTATCTATAATGGCACCAATACCAAACCCACCGGCGGCAACCATAGCAAAACTTGCAAGCTTACCTGTAATGCCACTTACCGCAGCACTAGCACCTTGCGCAGCTGATGCAGCACCTGCTAAAGGACTTGCACCGCCCATTTTACTGATTGCATTTTGATGCGCTGTCTGACTTGCGATATTAGACCGCAACTGGGCTTGCCGTTGCAACATCGAATTTAGCTTTTGCTCAGCTGCAATTGCTGCATTCCTGTCACTAGCATTACCAGTCTTTTGCGATATGGCTTGTAATTTTCTATACTGCGCCTGTTGGTCTTTGATTGCATTAGATAATTTGTTGAGTTCCTGAGATGCTTTTGATACGGAGGAGGATAACCCACCATCGAGTTTACCTTTAATGGCAATCGCCATTTCTAAGACTTTATTGGCCATTATTTTCTCCCTTTCATTGCTTTATTCTCGCGCTCGATACCATCACTAATGAGCTGAACGTGAACTATGAACTCATCCACGTCTAGCTCTCGAATGAAGTAGTCCATCGGTGTGCTAGTATATTTACTACACGTAATCGCACACTCGGTGAAATATCGTTCTAGGTCTGTTATTTTTCTGAATTGAGCAAAAAATTCTGTACCTCTAAGCAGACTCTAGTGAAATCGGCTGCCGAAAGACTATAAATATCATCTACTTTACATCCGCATGCAGCAGCTGCTACATGTGCTTGATATGTCATGGATAATGCTGGAACTGTAATAGTTCTATCTTCATTCTTAGCGGACTTTTCGCATTTAATTAATGTATAACCGCTGATTCCTTCAAATTGTAAGGAATGGCCAGCTTTTACTAATTCAATACCAGTTTGTTCATGTGTTTCGTTCATAGTGTTATGTTTACTCATTAGTGATCGTCCTTTCTACTTACTAAATACCGAGTGCAGCACGAACATCGCCAAGGAAGTCAGTGCCATCAGAAATAGAATCTTTATAAGCATATTTATCGATTTCACGAACTACCTTGCCATCTTGTTCGAGTTTCAAGTATGTCGTTTCAATTGTGTTCGTTGCATCAATAGTACTACCGGATTCATACGTGCCATTTTCTTTAGATTTAGCACGGCCACGAATAACGGCACGTGTAGGCACGATTACATATTTATCTTTACCGCTATCCCAACATTGGATAGCACCACGTACTTCTAAACGTACGCCACGACCACCTGTAATGCGGTGTGTAGTTTCTGTAGGAGTGTTCCAAGTAAGTTTAGTTTCCATAGAAGAGTAGTGGCCAATAACCGGTACTTCTACTTCACCTGCAATCCCCACACCTTTTGCAGTTTGAGTCATTACAGCTTCACTAGGTAAGTCTACTTTGGCAACACCTAAACAATTGTCAGAGCCTTCTTCATATACACGGAAGTCATTAAGTACTTCCGGTACTTGGTTGATAGATGCCATGATTAATTACCCCTTTCTATACTGTTTGAAATAACGTTTTGAAATAGGAAACATCGTATTCAGAAATGCTTTCAATTTCTTGCGCTGGAATTGGAGGCGTACGGAATTTGTGGAAACGAATAATACCATTTAACAAATCTGTTGTAGGGTTTTCTGCTTCTTTAAATTCAATACGACCACCTAAGATAAAGCCACGAGAAGTAAGGCCGTTAAGACGGATTGTTTCACTATCAAGAATTGTCTTGATATTACGTGGCAAGATAGGCATATCTACTTTTTGCCAATACGTTAAGATGAATGTTTGATCATCCCAATCATTGAAACGGCGTACACAAATGAATGTATCCTTAACATCAGTTGTGCCAGGATATGCACCTGTGTAGTTGCCCCAAGATACCCAACCATTGATATTAACAGCCGTCATAATACCTTGAGAGTTCAATAAGTTAGCTTGGGAATGTGTAAGCATAACTTCCTTACCATTAGCTAAGCACAATCCTGTAATGTTCATGGACTTATTGGATGGAGATAATGTAGGAATATCGCTATTAGATGCATCACATTTGCCAATAATGCCCATGATGTGTGTAGACATATGGAACATATAATCGCCATTGCGGACCATTGGCCAACATACGACTTCCGATTCACCTGTATAGCTATTACCTTTCTTCCATTCGTAAGCATCTGTATACTTAACAACTTGTGTAGTATCGATATCTACCAAAGTAGTTGCACCAAACAAATTATTAATTACACGAGATTTTGCTTTCATTACAGAAGCAACTGTAGGATTTTGAGAAAATCCAGGTGCAGCAATAAGACCAGGTACAATACCGAAATGATGATAGATTGTATCAATCAATTCAAATCCTGTTGCCTTTTCATTGCTATCCACACCGCCGATTACGTTCTTATAATCGAAGTTTTCTACATCAAGTTCATCATATGTGAGGTTCAATGTAGTTGCGGAATCGAATTTACCACCTTTGATAACAGAGATGATTAATTGATTCTTGTCATCAAATGCTGCCGTGTAATCCGTGTTGGCCACACCTGTTTGACCTCCACTAGATACTTGCAATGTGTTAAGCAATACTGCAGCTTTTATAATGCATTTCTTGTCTGTCAATGTAGCAGTTGTTGTAGTGGATTTCTTATGTTTAGCAGGATCCAATACGTTAACAAATACGATTGGAGCCACACCATACAATTTGAATTGTGCGTACATTGCTTCACATAATGTGAAATGTGTCCAATCTTCAGAATAGCCAAGTTGCTGAACAGCTTCTTCCCAGCTGTAGCAGATGATTGGCTTATTAACTACCGCACTAGGGTCTTCTGTAAGATGTACTGGTGCAGTACCGAACACAATAGGAAGACCTGCAGTAGTTTGGACAGGAGCAATTACAGAGGTAGCTTGCTCACTTGTTTTGACGCCATGATAAAAGGCCATTTACTTCACTCCTTTATAATTTTTCAATGCGTTTACATAGAATACATTTAATTGTGTGCCTTGTGTTCTCACATCAATCATTGCTTGATTGAGTTCATCCAAAGGCACGAATAAATGCTTAAAAATAGGGTCTTCCGCTTCCGGCAGTGGTGCGCCGTCGCTAAATACCATGAATTGGTTTAGCCGGCTACTGCGGAACGAAGGCCCAACATATACAACAGTGTTCATCGTTGTCTCCTATTCAATTACTTTGTTATCGGTAAATATCTTATTTAGATTCCTACGAATAACAGGAATATACACTTCAAATTCAAGATATCCAACCCATTGAGGGTATGGTTGATCATCAGGAATTGTTGTATTAACGGTATTCTCCTTAATTTCATATTTAAGTGCTACCGGGTTATCAGATAACAACCGCTCACGCACTACCTCTAAGAGGTGATATAGTCCGACATGGCCTTTAGTTAAGGCTTCATCATAAGTAGTTACCAATACTGTAATACCTACCGTCGAACTATCTGCATCACTAACAGAGTACGGATGCACTACTACAGCTGGGCATAACTTGCGTTTGTCTTCATTCTTATCCACTCTTGGTAAAAACCCGCTCCATACTCGAATAGGGCTCGTGGTAACATCACTGGCTTCATTGAGCTTGCGCAACTCATTCATGAGATAGGCAGCAATGCCGTCTGATACGTCTAATGGTGTCATTAGTTACCTCCTAACGCGCGCTCTAATTCGTGATATAGGCGCTTTTCATACATTTCCATGCCTTCTTTTTGCATGGCATTCATAACAGTTTCATTACCAAACATTTGCGGTAAGGCTGGTCCATATATCCCTTTTAATGGGTATCGTTCCTTGCCTTGGCGTTTCATGAATATACCTGATGTGCTAACAAAGCCATTTGGTACCTTCGTTTCTGTGCCCTTTTTAATCGACACAAACACACCTTTTCGCTTAAGTGATTTAATTTTGAAGTACTTTTGAGCGCTAGTATATCCACCTTTGATACGCATTTCTGTGCCATCATTTAATTTATTGATAGATACACCTGACTTTACAACCGATACACCTTTGATAGCGTAGATATTACGTAGTGCTTGCGTACCTGCTTTTCTTGCGGTTGTTGCAGCACGCTTCGAAGCGGCTTGGCAGACACGTCGAACTCTATCTTCTTTTAATGTTTCCAGTGCTTTTTCAATTGTTTGCACTGCACTTTTATCAAGTTCTAGCTCAACCATCCGTCAACACCGCCTCTAGCTTCTGCTCTGAGTTCGATGGATACAAGTCCATCTTCTTCCGTTGCACTTTGAACGATGTACACATCATCATCTAATCGGAATACGTTCCCCTGTGATGGAATTTCAGGGATGTCCTTTAATTTGCAATGCACAAATACAGACACCCCGTGCAATCCGTCATTTGATACGTGAGAACCATTCGATAGGAATGACTCCCTCGCCGTTGGCGATTGGATAACCGCTTTAGCTACTGTGCCATTTAGATTATGCCCTTCGGCGAATTCGTCTTCATTAAGGAATACATCGTCAATATCGCTTTCTAGGTAATCTCTAAATCGCATTATTTTTTCACCGCAGCTTCCGCATCAACTTCAGGTAATTCCATTTCTTCTTCCGGTTCATCTGGAACGACTTCCAATGGTTCCGGTACTTCAACAGGATCATCTTCAGCAGATTCAAACTTATCAGATTCAAGCAATGACAATGCAATCGCTTTCTTTTTGATATCGACTACTTCGCCTTTACCATACATCTCGCCTTCATGTGCTAAATAACCCTTTAATACTCTGATTTTCATAAGTAGGTTACCCCCTATTTAGTCTTAATAGTAGCCCAATCGTCGATAGTTTCAGGAATCAATACGCAACGAGAATACACAGTTAACGTTAATTCTTGTGTGCCCTTATTAGCATAGTAATTAGGCACATAAATACCTGCATAGGTTGTGAATTGAGCATCATCATCAAGCAACGTTACTGCTGCATGTTGTTGACGGCCACGACCAGGAATACCTAATACAGCTGCATCATCACCGATAAATGGTTTTACTTTACCTTCATCATCTTGATATGTTTCAAGATATGCATATACATCGATATTCAAGGACATGATACGGCCAACATATCGAACTTGTGGAGACAAATATTCAGGTGCAAAGCTGAACATAGACATGTTTTCGCGATTAGGAATCGCTAACATTTTATTGATAGATGCATTATCAAGAATGTATTTTTCAACATTTTTACCAACAACCAACACCGTTGGCACAATACCTGCGTTTTCTTGAATTTTTTCGGATGCCAATTTCAAATCGTTATAAATATCAGCACCGGCTTGGTCCCATGCAGTAGTTGGTGTAATATCTTGTTCAAATTCGAAATCAATTTCATCAATTAAAACAGTTTTAGCATCATCCGCATAACCTTCAATTTTGCACTTACCTGTAGTAAGTAGCTCTGCCGCCATTTTGTTTTTACGATTGACGATTGTACCTTGCAAATAAGATAAGTCGTCAGCTTGCATTCGTGTTGCACGTTGCGCAGGTGTTATTGTAGATACAATGTTTTCACCAAAAGACCGTTGGTTGAGTTGGTCAGGGCTAATTACTGTTTGAGGTCCCATCATAGGCGCTTCATATAAAGCAATTTTGGAACCAGCGCGTTTAACATTAACACCAGATGCACCACGGGTTATAAAAGGTGCTAATGTACGACCACGCTTACGTGTTTCTACTGGAATTACATTAGAAGTTGCAGTTTCTGGGACTTGTGGAAAGAAAGTATCAAGCAAGAAACTTGCTGGAGCTTTCATTCGTTCCACAGCTTGCATTAAGGAAAATGTATCTTTGAAATCAATTGCCATTATATAGTTCCCCCTATTTAATGCTAGTTAAGAATAAGTGAGCGTCCTTGAAGTCCGCTTCATGATCATCAATTTTATAAGATTGGTCAACTACCAATACTTCACGATTAAAGCGACCAGAAATGTATACAGTCAATACATTATGGTCGGTAGTTGCAGTAGTATCAGACACTACAATACCTGCAGGCTTACCACTTGCGATTTTTTGGAATGTACCAGCGTTATTTTCAAGCACTTGGCCACGTTTATAATCGCCAGCCGCTACTTTTACATTTTGAGTTAATACCGGTACACCGCCACCACCTAATAGGTAATCAGCTGCGACACCATTTACTTGTTCGAAATATGCCATTATTTACCGCCTTTCTTAGCATTCGCATATGCTACGACTTCATCAATTGCACTAGCTTTTGCCACTGCATCGTTGGTTTCTGGTGTAGATGCACCTTGAGGTGCTACTTTATCTGCACCGGATTCCATTTGATCAATAACTAATTGTCGAATTTGGTCGACTACTTTGTTATCAGTTGCAGGGATATCAGATACGGCAGAGATGAAAGGTGTTACTTCATCTACAGTCTTACCTTCTGTAACAGCCACATCAACTAAACGATTGACGACTTCATTGTCACCTTTTAACGCATTTAATGCTTCAACGCGTTCGCGTTCTGCTGTTACTACTGCGTTTTCTGCAGGTTCATTTGTAGAAATACCTAGCAAACCTTTTAAGCTTGCCATGAATTGGTTTTCAGTCATAGGTTTCTCCTTACTTGTTAAAAATTGTTTGATTTTAGCTTCATTCTTGGCCGAGTATTTGCAAGATACTTTGTTTACGATAACCATTCCGTTATTCATAACAGCTTTATCCGTAATCGCCGTATCTACTTCATCAATTAGGCCGTAGGACTTCGCCTCGTCTGCTGTGAGCCACGTTTCGTCATCCATAAGTGTATTTACCTGTTCAGACGTCAAAACGTCGCTACGGCTCAAATAAACGTTTGCGATTGTCTGTTTAACACTCGCCAAATAGTTAGCCATTTTAGTCAATCCGTCCGCATCAAAGCTATCGCCTAGATATACGGATGGATTATGAATCATGTACAATGCATTACTTGGCATGATTACCTTATCGGCCGCACATGCAATAATCGTAGCTGCGCTTGCACACAATCCATCAATGTGTGCTGTTACATTTCCGGTGTAAGTCTTAATCATGTTGTGAATAGCTTGCGCTGCGAACACGTCACCACCGCCAGAGTTGATGCGCATTGTTAGGTCATTGCCATTACAACTAGCCAAGTCACTTGCAAATTCACGTGGTGTAATTTCATCACCCCACCAAGAGGTATCAGAAATATCACCATACAAAATCAATTCAGATTGACCGGTACCATCTTGATTTACAAAATTTTTAACAGACCAAAATTTATTCATCCTCTTCACCTCCTTTCGCTTCAGATTTAGAGCCAACGGAAGGATTAACCGCATCAGCTAGCCCCATGCCATATTTCTCCATGAGTTGCTTTTCAAAAGCAAGTTGCGCAATGTTTTCTTCAAGGTCTGTCCCTGTCATTTCGGCCGCTTCACGTTCACGAGTGGAAACACCATTCTGAACGCGAAGTGTACTACCATTCATATCCTTAACAGGGTCAAGAATTGACATCGTAGGTCCAAACCAATCAGCATTGCACCATGCTTTTCGAATCAATGGATCATCAAAGAAACCCGGCGCTTCAATTCGTCCATTCGCTACAGCCTCCATTAGCCATACCTCATAGATTGGTTGACAGAAGTCACGAGCGAACCACTTGCGCCGTAGTTTATATTCTTCCCAAGCTTGTAACATTGCTGCACGGCTTGCAGAATACGAGGAGTTAAAGTTCTTCATCAATACTTCGTAAGGCTGATTAAGTGCAGCACCTACTTGTTTGATGAGTTGCGTACTAAACACTTCAAAAGTAGATTGAGCATTGGAAGCATCCACGCTCTTAACATCCACGCCTTTCGGTAAGGCATTTAATGTACCAGGTCCCAAATTGTATTCTGATACATCGACTACTGGTTCCGTCGGATCGTCAACACCATTGTCAGCCAACATATCATTTAATGAACCGGAGTTAGTCACGGCTTCCGTAAAGAATAAAGCAAAGTATGACTTAATAATGGCCGATGTAAGCTCTGCATTCGTATATCGATACACTTGCTTTAGCGTTTCAATAACTGGAGCTAAATAAGGCACCCCTCTATATTGCTCAGGTCTAGTATCATTACTAATTTGAAGTACATTAGGAATGCTTGTGCGCTTGCCATATGCTTCGACCCTCGCCCATGTTGTTAACATACTTGTAATTGGTTCACCTGGCACTTGATTGGATACCCAGTAGGCAACAATAGCGCCATCAGTATCAATTTCTACACCATTCAATATGCGGTTTCCAGTATCTGGGTTAAGCGCTTCAACACCAGTTGGGTCACCTGTAACATATGTGGAATTAGTAAGCGGATTACTTACACGATTACCTTCGATTAATTGAAGACGCAATGTATATGGCATATCTGGTGTAGTTGGCTTACGTCTGAACACTGCGAAACTATCACCATCTGTGAGATATCCTTGATATGCTATGCTTTGCATGTCGTACAAATTGTTTTTGCGGTAGATATCACAATCTTTTGATTCGGCCCATAAGTCAAACTCAGCGCGAACCTTACGTGCCCATGTCCGGGCCTCTTCTGCACTGATTCCCAAGATTTGAAATTTAGGTCTAGGGAATACATTTAGGCCTGCACCAACTGTATGAGTGGTGCTTGTATTGATTGCAGCCGTGCCAACTGGTGTATTGATGGCTAAATCCGCGGATCTATCACGCAAAGTTGATAAATTTGCACCAATATCAGCCTTATAACCCAATTTTCTAGGGTTATATCCTTTCAATGATTTGTTATTATGAGAGGCTCCACCATCGCTATATCCGCTATTTTTAGCTCTCGGAGTGCCTATTTTAGCGCTAAATTTCTTGTTTTTTCTCGCCATTTTGCCCTCCTAATCCCTAAAAACTACCCGTTTTGACCGGTTTCCTCGTCCATTATCGGTATCCATACCTGGTAATTTGGCGCCTCTTGCTACTAAATCATCAATCATTTTTCTTACTTCGGCTAAATTTGCCCTTGTAAGAGTCCGATTTCCGATTGTATAGCTTTGTCCGGTCAATATTGCTTCCTCAGCCTTGACATACCACTCTAACCGTACGTCAATGAGCCTTGGCTTACTTGAATAACTAGTTGCCATACATCCTCCTAAATATCTGCTGCTTTACTAGCTATACGAACGCGTTTTCGCATTGGTTTCTTTCGTGGAGTAGTTACTGTTGTAGTGGAATGGCCTCCACCTTTGACTACTTCCGCCAATCTATCCCAATCAGGATGGATAGAATTCATACAGGCTAGGTTATAGACACGTAAGTCCAAAGGTTCATTACGAACCCCTGCTGTAGGCTCCCATATTTCATGGATAACGCCCTTACGTTTTACTTTTTTCTTATGTTCTGAAATAATCCCCTTAAAATACAGCTCGTCATACCCTCTAGTTCCTAGGAATTCTTCATCCAAAGGAAAATGAAAGTACTTAGCACCAGGTTCATCGATGGCCAATCGGTTCATTACCTGTTGTTTACCATCATCTACACCTAGCATGACAAGCGGAATCTTACTTCCCGAAGCTTTACCAATCTTATAATTTAACGGTATGCCAGGTGTTCCTGCAGTACCTTTGATGGCAAATCGTTGCTTGCTGAAATTCTTTTCACAATATTCATACACTTTTGATGTGTAGTGACCGCCTGAGTCAATGAAAGCACGAGCTACTTTAAGGCCTGTACCATTCTTAAAGCGGTACACCTTATCAAGTACCGCATCAAGTGCATCCCATGTTGCTTTATTGTCAGGTTCCCCAAGGATAACGCCCTTACAGATTCCCCAACATTCTTCGCCATATCCCCAACCTGTGATTTCATACTCTAACCGGTTATCTTGTGTATCTACGGCACCAGTTAGTAATAACACACCGTCCGGAAGGTCTGCGCCGTACTTCTCACGGCGTCTAATGAATTGTTGATAGTCTTCAAATGCACCTTGTTGTGCATACGATTCACCGAAACGCGTATTCATGACTACCTTCTCACGTGTAGGGTCGCCTTTAGCCTCTAGCCATTCCCTCATGATGTCATTCCAAGTTAGCCACGGAGACGTAAATCCATTTACAAAAAAACTGCGTATGCCATTATGCAACGCAGCCGGGTTTTTCGATATGTACTTTTGAGGAACTTTCCGCATTTCGTCTTCAGAGAATGTAGATCCGCAATCAGGGCATCGCCATTTCACATCGCTGACTACCACAATCTTCCGACCTTTAGCGTCCTTATGTTCCTCTGTCTCACATTCCATCTCAGTATGTCGTATCAAATGATACTCACCACAATTAGGACACTCATGTTGCCACTCTTCTTGTGTTCCTGTTTGATACTCTACATCGATTCGTGAGCTACCTTCATTTGTTGGTGTAGAGAATAACCCCATGACCCTATTCCAGAAGGTTGTCATACGTTTAGCAGCAAGATCTACTGGATCACCTTCTGTTCCGGCACTATCTGGGAATCGGTCTACTTCGTCAGCAAGTAGCACACGCACAGGACGTGATGCCAATCCGGCCGGACTGTTCGCACCACACATGATAAGACGACCACCAGGGAAGAGTTTAGATAAGATTGTGTTCTTACCATCTCGTGTCTTAGCGCCGTCTTCTGATTTCGTTTCATAGAATACTTGTGAAAGTACTTTTGTATCACGGATCATCGGAGAGATGCGAGACTTTGAATAATCTTGAGCCAATTCGATAGTCGGTTGAATCATCATGACTGCACATGGGTCAAGATGAGCGTATCTCCCTAGCACATTATTCATGATATCTGACTTCCCGACCTGTGACGCGCTCTTAACCACTACTCGATTGATACCAGGTTGTGTAAAAGCATCCATAATATCCTTTTGATATGGCGCTCTACTCGTTTTCCATCGCCCTGGTTCAGCAGAAAGGCCCTGTGATAGCATGCGATAATCATCAGCCCATTGGCTAACACTGGTTTTTGGTAGTGGTTTTAGGCCCATTTTAGAGACATATTGCCACAATTCTTTTGCCGTTTTCATGCTATCACCTCCTTTTTTACATTAAAAAAGCGCCTAATCTGGCGCTTTATCATCGTCTAATTCATCACTATCCATGAATAATGACGGCGTATATTCACTTAATTCAGATAATTTATCCTCAATTTCTTGCGTTAACAGGTTGTATGCTTCCTCTTTTGTTACATTCTGTAATTGTGGCGCCAATTTAGTTGGCAATCCTAACAATTGTGTACGCAAATTCACAAGCATTTCTGTCATTACCTGTTCTACAGTATCTGCCGAGTACACTTCGCCGTTCATTTTGGCCAACTTCAATTCAGCAATCTTGCGTTTCGCGCGTTCATTTTTGGCCTTTTCAACCTCGAATATCGCATCATCGGAACTACTCACCTCTTCGACAGAGGATTGCCCCTTATATTTGACATAATTGATAACGGATTTGATAACTAGAATTTGATTCTTTTCATCCGTTGCTAAAACCCCTTCTTGGAGCAGTTGCGAAACACGTTGACGCGAGAGTCCAAGTGCTTTTGCCAGGTTCGACTGCGAGGCCGTTGCCGTTTTTAAATCATCTGTAATTTTCACTTATCAATCAGCCTCCTTTCATTACCTGTATCACTAGCAAGGTCATAAAAAATTTAAAATCTAGGCAAATTTTGGGGTCTCGGCCACCGCAAGGCATCAGCCTTGGCCAGAAGGACCCATAAAAAAATCATCCAAATTTAAAATAATACATTCAATATTTAAAATTTATTTTTTATTTTTACGGTGAGACATACGACGCTCGTCCTCATGACGGTGACGTGCCTCATCCCTATCTACATGTCTCATCATATGTTGTGCATGCGAACATGAACGGCAATAACCATTAGCTTTTATTACTATTTTGTTAGCGCCACACATCCCATGATGATTATCTAAGCATGCAGTCTTGTTACATCTTACATTAGGCATACCGTTCACATCCTTTCATCGCCTACTCAATACACACAACTCACAAGGTATAAGTTTCTTAAGGTTGTGTAGTTATATATTAAAATGAAATCAAACATGAATCATTGATTGGTGAGTTGTGTGTATTCAATAGGCACCAGTGGGGGAGGGGGATATCATATGTACAAAAATAAAAGGCCCGTATAACTGAATGGTTACACGAGCCTAATATTTTGTTTTGAGTGATTTGGTGAATGATTGCTCAGTGGCAATTTTCACATATATATAATATCACATATCTAAATACCAGTTTGGTACTATTTGGGTCAATTTGGTACTATTTGGGTCAATTCTTGACCTAATTCAATTAATGCTTCTTTTTTATATGACTGTACCTGTGTTTTACTATACCCTATAAATGATACCACACCTTTAAAGGACATACCATTAACATATTCTTGCATCAATGCTATCTTTCCTTCAACGCATTGTAAGCACTCAATATGTTTTCTTGCATCTTCTCGTAACTGAATCAGTGCATTTGTTTTCTCAAGGCATTTAGATTCACTTTCTAACATCCTAGCTATACTGGCCTCTAACCCCTCTTTAATACCACCACCTGATACACGATCCTTACTATAATCTATTGCACTCAGTGAAGTAATATCACTCCTTAATCTTTGTAATTCCCTTTTTGCTGATTGTATTTCTAATGTACAAGATTTAATTGGCTTTAAATATTCAATAGCCTTTCTTATACACTTCTTTTCATCTTCTTTGTCCATGTATCCGCATCACCTCCCGTTATAAATTTATCACCCTTTTATATGTCATATCCCATTGCTTTACGATTTATTACATATATTGTTTCCGCATCAGTATGTTCTCTTTTAGCTATGATTTTTAAACAAGTTTCTTTGTTAGGCATGTTTCCTGCATGTGTATTTACATGACATTGACTACATAATTGAATTAGATTTTCTCGGATATCTCCACCACCACTACCACGAGAAAATACATGATGTGGTTCTATATTACATAGTCTTCCACAGTATTCACAATGGTTTGTTCTAATTGTTTTAATCATTTTTTTATCAATGATTCTCTTATGTTTAATCGCCATTATTTATTACCAGTACTTCCAAAACCGCCTGTACGTTTCTTTGTAGTCCTATCCTTAGCCGTAATACGATATGGCATGATAATTAATTGCGCCAATCTTTCGTTCTTATTATATTCAAACGGCGTATCACCTAAGTTTCTAATAGGTATCATGATATGACCTTCATTATCGTCATTGTTGTAGTAATCTGCATCAATAATACCTGTTCCATTCGCTAGCATTACATCATTGTTAATACCTACACTAGATCTTAAATGTAATTGAATGTATTCATCATAGTTCAATCTACATTTAATACCTGTAGGAATAAGTTTTGTCTGATGTGGTAATACGACGCCAGTCTCATAAGGTTTAACGTCATATCCTGCTGCATATTCTGTTTTTCGTTCAGGTAAATCAGTATCTTCATATCCTGTTACACGTTCAAATTGATTTTCGTTCATTTATTTAATCCCCTTTTTATATAACTTTCTTTTACTAATAGTTCACTACCTATTTACCCATTTCATGCAGCCAATCTTCATAAAGTATTCAAGCTTATTCTGATTAAGCGGTATAGCTTCTTTTCTTGCTTTAGCTCGCTTTTTAAAATCAACTTGTTCAATAATGGCTCCATCTTTTCTCATCTTATAGGTAATTAATATCAAACCGTTATTACCTATTGCATCTAATACCTCAGTCTTATTTAACGCGTATACTTCAATAGGCATTGCATAGTAGAGATATTTAACATTGCAGTTATCATGCTGATGATCCTTTTGAAAATCACGTCTGAAATCTTCAATACTGGTTTTGATTTCGACTTCAGTTACATACCTTGTTTTCAAATCAAAGTAGATGAAGTCTGCTTCATACTCGGTGTTATGTGGTCGCCACATAAGAACATTGGGAATACATATCTTTCGCAGGAACAACTTTTTTCCAAGAAGTTGCTGAATTTTGCGTTCAGTTAGTGAGTTCATATAACATCATCTTTCAAACATGCATTCCTCGCTTTTTGATATACATCAACATATGTTTCTTTCTTATCGCCATTATATGTAACTTCGACATACTCTTTGATATGTACACCACTTACCAACGCTTTCCAGTTTTGTAATGTTTTAGAAAACCACACTACATACATATCCATAAGTGCTAATTCATTAGCGTTATAACCAAATTCATTAAACAATATTGCTTTTGCTGCATTGACTGCTTTTTCTTCTAATTGGTACATATTTTTATTCTCCTTTAAAAAACACAAGCCATATTGTCTTGCCTCTGCGCTGTCCAATTATCGGTTTACTCGGTAATAGTCCTTTTACATCTGAAAATAATACTTGCTCTTCATTCCATTTAAAAATTAGCGTTCCATTCTCTTTGAGTACTCGCCAGCATTCAACTAGGCCTTGCTTAATATCGTCTTTCCAATTAAGCCCTAATGTTCCATATTTTGCTTTTAAATATGATGTATCACCTGCGTTTTTTAAATGTGGCGGATCAAAGATAACTAGATAAAATGTTTCATCATCAAAAGGCATGCTTTTAAAATCTGCCACTATATCTGGGTTTACTACTAACTTTCTGCCGTCACATAGCGTAGTGTCTAATGTTCGATTATCCATATATAGTGCGTTTTCATTTTCCTTATCAAACCAAAACATTTTACTCCCACAACATGCATCTAGTATTTTCATTTATAATTTCCGTTTGAATCGATATAATCACCAATACGATACTGCTCTGTTTTCATAACTACATATGCACTATTTTCGTATCCGTGCCGTTTCTCCCATGCTTGGAATACCTTAGATAGTTCATCGCTTAGTTCATCAATATGCTTACCTTTCACATTTCTCATGTAATCATCAGAATACTCTATGATTTCATCGTCCATCCAATCATCAGCAACTCTCCAAATCACTTGTTCGCCGTCTACTTCTGGTACATATTTATAAGGATGTCCAATTTCTACGTAATCATCAAGTACATCTTGTTCTAAATATTCAACATCATTTTTCTCATCCCAACAATAATGTCCATAATAATTTAAAAAGTCATCAATAGCTTCTTCAATACTTCCTTGTGGATCACCCGCATCACCATCAAAACACCAGCAATATTGATTTTTATCTTGTTCGAGCATTTTTAATAACCTCTTTTCTTCAGATATTGCCATACAGTACTAGTCGATTTATCAACGATTATTGCTATAGCACTTAATTTAAACCCTTGTTGTCTTAATTCAACTGCCTTATCTACCCATTTTTCAGGTACCTTATTGGCCATTCTTAATTTTTGACCACATGACTTACTACATGTCTTTGCTGTATTACGTAATCTGTATTCTGTTTTATATTTCTTTCCACATATTTGACATACCTTTTCAACCATCTGCCCTGTATGTTTATCTACCGCATCATATTTATGTTCTTTTATTCTTTTGTTTTTATTCTTCTGATCATCTTCCAAATTATATTTCCAAATAGGTAAGTGTTGTAAAAAATATGGTACATTGTTCATCTTTTATTTACTTCCTTTTATTCTTCATAGTCATCTTCTACATCGTTCTTTAAGCTAAAATCAAATTTTGCTTGCGCCTGTTCTCCTCTAATATACCCACGAATCCTTGCCTCTAGTTCTCTCAAGATACCGATGTCTTTCGTATCCATCACATCAAATAAAGTATTAACTCTTATCGCACCTGTTTTAAAACCTATTCCTGCTTCTGGTGCCATTAAAGACCCACAAAATACTAATGACTCTAATTCATCCGTTTCTCTTGCATATCTTAGTTGTATTTTAGAAACATTAAGCATGCATTGTGTATTTAATCGACATAGCTTTCCAAGATACTCTAATACTCTAGCTTCCATTCTTTTCCACGCATCATACAATTCAGGACTTTTCTCATCCTCTGACTTTATACGTAGATCTGCTGTAGCACCTGTACTCAAAATATCTTCATATATAATGTCCATCCCTACGCCATATGTTGCAAAACTCTTAATTTTCATTATTTTCCCTCCAATATAGCTATGCTTTCAGCAGTCCAATCATTTATATGTTCATCAGCTTCTTTATAGTAAATTGTGTCCGCATCAATTCGTTTATTTTGACCTTCGATATACACCACTATAATCGGTGTTCCCCATTTACTAGTGGTATACGCCTCTTCATGAATAACTTCACCATTGTCATATATAATACCAGCTGTATTATCCCAATCTTCTTCAATTCCCGCATATACAACACAATTATGGCCTATTTTAACAATGTATCTTGCTACTTTTTCCCAATCCAAATTTCTTGGTTTATCCCCCTCTAAAAATGCTGCAGTACATCGATTAACACATTCATATCTATCCATTTTTCCTCCTAATCAAATATATTTCCTTTAATTTTTAGTTCTTCTGCTTCATTAACTATAAAGCCTAAATCCCAATAACACTTCTGTTCACTCGTAATGACTGATACACACCATTTCATATCTTGTTCGTTATAAAATACTTTAGCTATAAATCGTCTGCTACAATGTGGCATTTTATATTCAATGATATCGTTTTCATATATCAAATCATCTGCATCATCTACACCATCTGTGGCTCTGCAAATCGTATATTCCTTTACACTGATTGGCATCTCATTTTCCTGATATATTTTGCATTTTCCATCGTGTCTAATTGCTACACCATATACCCAGTAATTAGCCGATTTTGCTTTTACATGTGTGATTTTCATATTTTTATCACCTACCTTGCCCTTATCACCCATAGTTGGGCTAATAGTGTTATGATTTCTTTCTTATGTGGTATATTTTTCGTTTCTAAGTCTGTTACTATATCCGCTATATACGCTTTTGGTATTACTGACATATTTGCATACCGCATCATCTTATCTGCTCTTGATTCCATATCATGCGCTCTCGTACTTATATGTTCCTTTTACAATACGATAAGTTGAACCATATGATATCTTGTATCTTTTAGCCATCTCCCTAAGTGTATAGTTTCCTGTTTTATAATCTTCACATATCTTATTTCCTATACTTTGACTTAATTTATTGTGTTTTAAGTCTTGCATATCTTCTTGTAATATCGTTTTACAAGAACGTATGCCCATACATTTTAAGGCTCTAGTAATTGTCACATTACCATATACACAAGCCCATAATGCCAACCAATTTAATCTCACACCTGTAGGATCATTCATAGTTATATTTCACCTAACCTTTCTTCTGTCTTTTTCTGTCTTTTTCTGTCTTTCTTCTGTCTTCATAGAGTTTACATCCACTGCAATACTTGGCCATCACATACGGTCTTTTAACTGCTATCCCCATTTGATTTGGACATGGTAACATAAGCTTATGTTCATTAACACATGTATTTTTAACAAATAGCCCTCCAAACTCAGTTAATTGAATAGCATGTTTACATGTTTTTGCTTTCTTATATTCCTGCCGTCTTGCCACTACCGCATCAACCTTTCTGCTTTTCTCTTTGCATTACATCGTACATTTGGTTTATGTTTTATTTCTTTATCTGGCAGTGTCTCTGCGCTGCCTTTAAAAGGGAATTTGTTCATCCTCACCAAATGTTTCAAAATTACTTGGCTCATCATCTTTATTCGATAAGCTATCACCAATGAAATCTGCTACTACTTCAGTAACATATCTTTTTTCGCCCTCTTTAGTCTCATAGGATCGTGTTTGTAGTCTTCCATTTACAATACATCTATTTCCTTTGATTAGCTTACCTGCTTGTTCGCCTAACTTATTCCATGCTACACAATTAACATATGCAGTTTGTTCTTTTACTTCACCTGTGCTCTTATCTACATATTCATTACTAGCAGCAATAGTAAATCTTGCTACCATTTTTCCATTTTTTGTAAAAGTTAACTCTGCGTCACGCACTAAATTCCCTATTAATTGCACATTATTCATAATTTCCTCCTAATCTATCCGTTTATTCCAATATTTTTCACAATCTAAATACTTTGTTGCTTCCTCGAAACACACAATGGCCGAACATTTATCACATACCACCATATGATGCTTTTCGGTAACTTTAATTCCTGTTGTCACTCTGATTGATTTATTCCCGCAGAATGGACATGGTCTCAGTCGATTTTCTCTTCGCATATATTTCACTCCATTTCGTAAGACGTATTAATCTATATGTTCTAAATGGATATCCATAATTATTGATACCTTCATATACGCTATCTTTATCCAAATAATAGCCTTGTGGAACTTTAATTTCTTTTCTCCACTCCGTAGCTTTAATTGTTTTACGTTCTACCTTTGGTTTATCTAAATTCGTACTTGAAACCCATTTCTTAGATGCATGTGTTGGACTGCCTTGTATATCCATTTTTCGTTCTTTTATAAAATATTTGGCTAATCCAATTGCATCTTCAGCTTCTCCTCGATATAGTTCTAATTTTGTATATCCATATTCCCATAACTGTTTTAGAATTTTAGTATTTAATCGAACACCTTGATTAAATAGCATGTGAAAGTGTATTTTGCCTTGCCGTTCCATAATATAAATATATTTACAAGGCTCATTTTCTTTCTTAAATCTTGCTCTCAATCTTCTAATAAATTTAGTCATCCTATTTTTGGCTTCAGTTTCATCAGGATCATCTCGAAATGTCAGTGTTAGATAATAATCGTCTTCTACAAAATTCATATCGATTAATAATCTTAATTTCTTTTCAGCAATACGTATGTTATTTTTACGAATCATTTCAGGTGTTACATGTTGTTTTTCACTTCTAGATTTCTTTCCTATTTTTCCTAGATATGAATTACCCGTAATTGAATCTGTAACCTCTCTGATATTTTTTGATTCTATTACTGTTCTCCTACGCATTTATTTACCCCTTATGTCGAGTTGTTAATATATCTATCAAGTCCCACAAATGCAGTTGAAACCGCATTTTTACTAGACTTTTCTCTATATATGAGGTAAACTATAAATAGGATTATTTATGGTTATATTCTCATATAACTACTTAATGACCGCCGTGTTATAGCACGGCGGTTTTTTATTTATTAAATTCACAATGCCATTCACCTTGATATCTCATTAGGTATTGGCATTCACTACAACAGGTATCACATACACGCTTCTTTTCTTTGTGACATACAATTGCACAATGTATTGGTTTTCCACATATTGGGCATTCCATGTTAGTTAATTGGTTGTACCAGCTATCCATCTTGCCACTCCCGTTTTAGTTGTGCTTCTACTAATCGGCACTGTAGTTTGAATACATTAATTGCTTCTTGAGCATTTAAATAAAGTACCTTAGCGGTATCTCTTCTTAACCTAAGATCAGCAATATATTCATCTCCCTGTGCGAGATCACGTATCAACGTAACTGCTACTTTTTCCAATCTGGCCGAGGCTATAAATTTAGCCTTGGCCTTTTTATAAGCATACTCAGCATTTGCCAAATCAATTCCTCTATCTTTGGCTAAACGCAATGCTTTATTGAGTTCTAATTGTTTATCTTGCAAATAACTATATAAATCTGCACCATTCATCATTTTGATTGTTTGCTAAGTTCTACTTCTTTAATAAGTTGTTGAACAAGTGTTTCCAATTTAGAAATACGGCTGTCTTTGTCTTTTGCCTCTTGAATGTAATCGGAACCTTTTCCAGTCTTAAATGAGAGGCTTAGATTATATTGATTTTCAGCACCTAGGGTAAACCCTACACCAATCATCAATCGTTCGTTTGGTCGAATAAATGTACCAATTGCTACAGCATTACTGTTACGGTAATGACCGTAAGAGATTGCGTAGCTGACTTTATCATTACGATTAAAGTCAAGCGGATGCAATCCTGCTAATGCTGCAGAACTAGCACCTAATTTATTTAGACGTGCATTTGTTTGATTAATTTGAGCCATACCTACTTGGTTTTGTGCTCTTAATTGACGCATATTAACCGCATCAGTATCAGCAACTCCATCCGCTACATCGTGGATTTGCTGATTTCCTGCAGTAATGTTTTGCGTTGTAAATTCGATGTGCTTGCCGTTACTATCAGCAACCATGCCATCCATATTGAATTGAGCATTGTCTAAATTGTCTGTGTTTTCGACTTTAAAGCCGTTAGCACCGTAATTAGAGTTCACTTCACCGTCAAATACATGACTGCCGTTTCTACCAATATAGTTACGTTGTGGATCATTAACAGTTCCGATTTGAACGGAATTCATATTAGTTAAATCTTTATTCACATGAACCGCGAACTCTTTACCACCATCAATATTTGTTGATTGTGTAACAGTTGTGTTAGTTCCTTCCGCAACTGTTGTAAATTTAAGAGCATTAATCACCGCGTTAAGTTGAGAGCCGTTAATAGCGTCGGTAGATGTACCATCTACTCTGCCTGCTGCCACGTTGGTTAGTGTTCTTTTATAGTTTTGAACACCACCATTACCAGCTTTATTATTTGCTCCGATGGATACAGTGCTGTTAGCTACACCGCCGGCAAAATCATATTTTTCGCCGTTAATATAAATGTGGTCTGTAGATACAGCTTCTTCTGTAGTTGAGTTAGTTCCCAACGCTACAGAGTTTTGCACATCGGCTACGGTATTATTACCGAGTGCCAGGCTATCCACTGCTACTGCTTGACCGTGAGAGCCTAAAACAGTAGCACCTTGATTTTGAACAGTATTATTAGAACCAAAGGCTAACATTTCTTTATCGGAACCTTGTATCTTGTTGTTATACCCAACAACTACTCCATGCCCGCTTGCGACTGTTCCGTTGTTAGAACCAACTACAGTCGCATTTTCAGCGTTTACTGTGTTAGTTCTGCCTAATACTACTGTTGACTCGCCGTTTGCGTATGTACCATTACCGATAGCAATAGTGTTATACGCGGCCGTTCTAGCCTGACTACCGATGGCTACGGTATATTCAACAGTAGCTTCCGCGTGTGCTCCGTAAGCAAAGCTATCACGGCCTAATGCTTTGCTATCATTACCACCGGCAAAAGAATTTGTGCCGGCTGCGATATTGTTTTCGCCGAACGCTACAGCGTTATTCCCTTTAATAGTATTTTGATACCCTACAACGCCTGCACTCTTAACGCCTGTTTCTACGACGTTATCAGTGCCACCTACGAAGTTATTGTCAGCAGCCAATACATTGACCGCCAAGGAACTAATTGCTAATGCTGTTACCATTATTTTTTTATTTGTATTCATTGTATTCATTGTTAATCTCCTGTGATATAATCAAATTGGTTGTTTTACCTTTGGACGTTCTACTAATGCCAGTTAGTGGACGTCCTTTTTTAGTTCGTGGAACATAATGCTTATTGCAGCTATAATGCACACGATTAATAAAGTCCACGTTGCAGAGGTTAATTCGTACCCCTGCACATCGGAACCTTCAATGATTCCATATGCCACAATGCATAGCATAGCTGATACCCATTTCATATTTTCACTTCCTTTCTATTCCCCAATTCGTGCCTGGCACCGTTTGGCCAACCACTCATCGAATAATCGAGAATGAATTAATCGTTTACCACCACGCTTACCAATCTTCATGGACGGAAAATCAAAGTCTTCCGCCCATTGGCGAATTACAGCAGGTGCTACACTGGCTTGTTCCGCCGCCTCTTCAACGGTAAGGCAAAATTTTGTATCAAGCCGATTATTATTCATAGTTACCTCCTTATTCTTCCTTAATAATTCTCCATTTCTACAACTCTTATCTATTGCTACTAACTTTTGTTAGTAGCTTTTTATTTTTTCAACTTAAATTACACCGCTCACAAGTGTCGCACATCACGCGACTACATTGGTAAAAAAAATATCATTAATATCTTCATACGTTAATGATAGTGCTTTAGAAATTTTCTCTACATCTTTTACGGTGAAATTCTCTCCAGATTTATTGAGTTTTCTGTAAACGGTAGATTTATCAACACCAATGATATTAGCTAATTCAATAATAGAAATATCATTTTCCACTAACTTAGCTTTCAATTTTCTAATGTTTACCATTTCTATCCCCCTTTTATTGCTTGTCGCTTATATGCGACTTTCTTTAACTAGATATTACCCTATTGAAAATTGCATGTCAACAACTTATTTCGCACTTTATGCGATTTTATGCTTTGTTTAAAAATATTTGTTGCATTTTTGCGAATTGTATTGTATTATGTAATCAAATAGAAAGTGAGGTTTTCATATGAGAATCGGAGAACGTATTAAACAACGTAGATTAGAGCTAGGCTATACTGCTGATGCATTAGCTAAATTATTAAATAAAAATAGAGCTACTATATATAGATATGAAAATGGTGATATTGAAAATATGCCAATCGATGTACTTGAACCTTTAGCTAAAGCATTGAATACTACACCGGCATATCTAATGGGTTGGCAAGAACCGCATCAACAAAATGAATCTATTATGTCCGACCAAACTGAAGGTTACTATGTAGATCCTGAAACTGCTGAATTTGCGGAATATCTACGTACACGTCCAGGCGCACGCATGCTCTTTTCTGCAGCTAAAGATATTACTAAAGAGGAGATGGAAGAAACCGTCAAATACATTGAATTCTTAAAATCTAAGCATAAGTAATACACACAAGGGAGAGTGGTAGTATTGGTTATTAACCTTATTTATTGTGATTTACCAAATGCAAAAGCAGTTTCTGAAGAATCAGAAGATGTAGATACTCATAATATCTACATAAATAAAAATCTTCCTCATGACCGCATGAGAGAGGAAATAAAGCACGAGCTAATTCATATCATTCATGATGACTTTTATGTTGATCATCACGTTAATTTAGTCGAGCGTATGGTTAGGATGTCTCAAATTGAAGATGGTGACCTTAACGGAATCGACTTTTATCACCACATTATTTAACTATATAACTTGGGAGATGTTATTATGTTAAAACTTTTAAAACGTTTATTTGGTTGTTTTACAAAGAAATCTGATAATACCACAGATACTATTGAATTATCTTTCGAAGTAAATTCTAATTTTAATCATGCACCTATTTCTAACCATAGTCATGAACTATCTATCGATGAGTATTGGAATCACTGGTTAGCTTCTAACAACAATTCTTTTCAACATAGAATTGAACGTGCTACATGGATTTCTTCTCAATCGATAAAAATGAACGACGACTTTTGTTATATTTCTGGCACTCAACCTCAACCATATATAGTAACCCTATCTAGTTGTACCTGTGCTGACTTTCAAAATCGTCAAAATGCATATTTCAATTATCCATGTAAACATATGTGTAGATTAGCTATTGAAAATGGAATTATTGCTGCACATATTCATACAGATACTGAAATAGAAGAAAAAGCTATTCAAGATGCAAAAGCAGCTGAAGAACTTTCTGAACTTAATCGTTTACATGAAATAGAGCTAGATAAATTTAGATTATCTGCAACTGATATATCTAATGTTCTATCCATCATTGATGAACCTGAGTTACCAATTCCAAATTTTAATGGTAATGCTGATTACTTTAGCTCAACTAGTTATGATAATAAAGAATTGAAATATATTGATAAATCTGATGAATTAATAGATAAACTATCCGACCAATATTCTATTAATAAGATTATTACTATAGTATCTCAAATACAAAATCATCTTGTTCAATTCAAAGAATTTCTCTATTCAAAAGGTATCTGTGGTGTTGATGAATATAATTCTATGCATAGTAGTGACTTTGATGATACTCGAGACCAAATTCAATCATTCTTATTAAATGACTACCCTGATAATGCCTATGATTATAATGAAGATCAAAAAGCAATTGTAGAAGAGAAAAATAGAGTTAAACAGGAACGTATTGATAAAAAATCTATACTATCAGCAATTTCTCACGAACCAATTGCACAAGCTATTTTAATTAAATCGCTATTTCCTGGTAACACATCATATGGTAAACGTTTATGTAATTCTTTAATAAAGGAAGGTAAGTTACAACAAATAAAACAAGGTAATCGATACTTTATTAACAAAGTATGATTAATTTTAAATATAAAAAAATAAGCCCTCACCGCAGTGAGGGCCATTAAAAACTACATACCTTAGAGGTACTTCATTTTTACTCCAATAACATTATACCATAAAACCTCTAAGGCTTATTAACCATGCCCAAGGAGGTTATTTTTATGGCTAAAAAACGAACCGATGGACGCTACCAAGTATCTAAGATGATTAATGGTAAGCGTAAATACTTTTACGGTACTACCAAGAAAGCTGCCATAGAAGCTATGGAAAAATACGTAAATACTAATCAAGCATGTGCTAATTTCGATGATACTATTTCATTAAACACCTGGATTAATATATGGTTGAAACTAAAGGAAAAAACTATAACACCTGCCACATATCAAAGCTATACAGGAATTATCAATCGTTATATTAGAGATAAAATCGGCGGCGTAAAGTTAGCCGAAATTAAACCTAATACATTACGTTATGTATTCGAATCAATGAATGGATTATCATCAAGGACTATATCCTACACCATGACAATTCTAGGATCCATATTAGAGCAGGCAGTAAAAGATGACATCATCCCTAAAAACTATATGAAAAATATAGACCGGCCAAAACAGGTAAAAGTCCGTCATATGGTAACGCTATCTGCAGACGAGGTTAAAAACTTCTTATCCAATATCTCTAATGTAGAACATCATGCACTCTTTAAATTAGCATTTGCAACAGGTATGCGGCGGTCTGAATTATTAGGCTTAAGATGGTCTGATATTGATTTCAAGAAATCAACTGTATCTATTTCACAAACTGCCCTCAAAATCGGATCTACGGCAGTTATATCCCATACAACTAAGACAACATCTTCAAAACGGATAATTGCCATTGATACGGAAACACTCCAGGAGCTTATGAAGCATAAAATAGTCATAGACAAGCGCAGAATTAAAACCATGAACTGGATTAATAATAACCTTGTATTCCCTGGTATAAAAGGCGGTCCTCGCTGTCCTGATGAAGTCAGCAAGTTATGTAAGAAGTATGCCAATTTAATCGGCAAGCCATCTTTTACTATGCATGGTACAAGACATACTCACGCCACCCTTCTCATCGAAAATGGGGCTAATATGAAAGCCATACAAGAACGCCTAGGACATGCTTCATTCCAAGAAACAATGGATACCTACTCACATGTGACACCTAAAATGGAAGATGACATCGTGGAACGTATTTCTAAAATATTCTGA